CGATGACTGAATTTATCCCACGTGTTGCAATTTCCTCTTTACTATAATTAGAAAGAAGACCAGGGTACTTTTGATTGAGTTCATCATAAGCACCATTTCGCTGATTTAGCGTACTATTAGTATTTGTAAGTATATCAGTAAGGTTTTTTAGAGTTGTAATCTCTGCTTGTGAATCACCTACTGTCTTACCAATAGCAACACTTAACTCATTTTGTAAATCCTTTTGTGATTTAGATAAAACCAATACCTCATTTATAGCAGCAGAAAAACTACCATATTTTTGTACCAATGCCGTAATACCTGAAATAACCGCACCAACGGCAAAAGTTATACCTACTGGCCCCGCTAATGCTGCACCTAAATTCTTTAATGCGTTTTTAGCACCACCTGATTCTTTAGATAAGTTACCTAAAGAATCAAAAAGTATTGGTAAGTTATTCTGAATTGCAATGAACCCGAATGGTAAATCCCTTGCGACTTGCCCTAAATTTCCAATTGCAACTTGCGCTTTCTTCGCTTCAGGAGCAACGTTAGCAATTTCCTTTGCTGCCTTTGCTGCACCCGGCACCTGTACGCCAACAGAACGAAGGTTTTTCAGTGATTGCTCAAGGTCTTGAACGTACTGATTACCTTTTACAAGATCATCACCTAAAGCACCTTTAATGGCTTTACGTGCGCTATCTAACTCCTTTTGAACCTCGGTTATAGACTTGGTAAACGAAGAAACATCCGCACCAAGCCGAAATATAAAATCTTCATTCATTTTACCAATCTTTTAAAAATTTCCCGATAGTCTTCATCGGACATCCCTTTGACCTCATCCCCAGGCAACTCCCAAAGTGCTTCTGGTGACTTTGGTGCAGATTTAGAATCACCATGAAGGCGCACCATCGTGAACATCAGTAACCTCGTTTGTCGGTAGTCATCCACTCTCCTTGCCTGATGTCCTTTAAGCATTAGTGAAAAATGCCTTGGTGACATTTTATAAAAGTCTTCAGGCAGTAGCATCATTTCACCGAAGGCGAAGGCTTCGATTTCTTCGAAGGTGAAGTCTTTTTTTTTGCTTCAGGCTCATTCACTTGCTTGATGAACTCGTTTTTAGTCCATATCTCCAAAGCGTTTCTTATCTCAATCATTGCATCTTCATTACGCAAATTGGATTCGATATAGTCCACGAAATCAGAGAAAGTAAGTTCAGGCTCTACATCCTTTACGATGCAGTTATTCCAATAGCCCGAATAAAGTATATGAGCTATTCCGATTTCATTGAGTTCCTCACCTTTGTGTGTCTTGCCTTCTACAAGTTTGCCATCACCCAAGTATCTGAATGATGCCATGCCGAATTTAATGCCAGTTTTAGTGCCATTGATAGTTATAGTGCAGTAGTTCATATTATGGAGTTACATCAAGAGTTCCTGAAGATTGAATAGTTCCAGAGAAGTTAACGAATTCAGTTGTAGACTGATTCAAAGTGAGGTCAGTAATATAACCACTAAAAACATGGTAATAAACTGTACCTACTGATGAACCACTGATAGTTGGGTTCTGAACCCTTACTGAAACAACAGTTTTATTAACCATTGCAGTCAGCAAGTCCTCATAAGATACTTGAGCAACAGTTGGAGCAGATTCACAAATGGCATCAAAGTCAACAGTCATCTGTGGCTCTGATGGTGATGTGAGAACACCGCAATTTGTCTGCTCGGTAGTTGCATCCATTGTGGTGTTTACTGATCCTGTGCGCAGACATACGAGATTCTTATATGATGAGCCACCAGCTACATCAATTTCGATATTCTGCAATGAACCTAATACTTGTCCCATTTTACTTTATTTTTGATTTACTAAATTACTAATTGTTATTATCTTTCTCGCTACAAAGTTCTCGCCATTTTGCAATGGCAAATATTGTGATGAAGTTCTTGCTGTTGGATATACCACAAAATCACTATCGCTAAAACCATCCACCGCAGTATCGGGTATTAAAATATTGAGTATCTGCCCTGCTATATTATCAACTACTGCATTATCATATATGCGGTATTGTTCGCTAAATATGTCTATTACAACATCAACCGAATTGCCGAAATACTGATTGTTATTATTTGCAGTCTCCGTAATGGATGATATTACTACATAGTTTTTGGGAGGTGTTCTAAATGGTGTCTGACCATAAACAGGTACATCTTGCCCGTTATATGAAATATTACCATTTAAGGCATTGACATAAATTACACGTATGTTATTTGATGCATCTTTCATTTGTACATTTTTAGCACCTCAATAACTCTTGTTTTGAATTTTGGCCAGTACGCCAATATACTTGGTCGCATGAATGGTCGTGCAGGGATGTTCACAGGTCTTATTCCCTTACCTTTGAACTTTGATGCTAAATCCTGCCATTCAGGATATTCAGGAGCATCATACAAAGTACCCGTACCAAACTCATGATAAGCAGCGTATTTTGTTTGTGCAACAAGCTGATAACTCATAAATTGGTCTTTCTTGAGGCTTATTGATGCTCTTAATCTGCCCGTATCCACAGGAGCAAGATTCTTCGCACTCCTTGCCATATCCTCACCATGTGCAGCTAATTCCATATCTATTTCAACGGCAGCGTCATTAACAAGCGTTTTGTACTTGTTAAGTATATTGTTTATTGCTCTATCATTTACTTGTATGTTAAATCCTTTAGCCATTATATAACTACTTGCCTGTATTGGTGATAGTTAAGTCCTTCCCACATCGGATAAGCTGAAATATTACCCTTCGGATCAGCATTCATCTTCTTGCCTCTATTCTCATACATCCACGAGACCAAAGTAAGAATGTCATTCCTCAAATCATTTGGTAGCGTCCCGTATCCTGCCTGATATGTTACCGTGTAAGTTCCTGGAATATACAACCACAATTTGCCACCTATAACCTCATAGTCATCATTTACGGTGAGTGCTTCAGTATCGTTTATACCTTCCTTAATGGTTATTGAATTAACGCATACCAAAGGAGAATATGGTAAATCAATAATCCAGACTTTTGGATTCTGACCAGTGCATTCAACATTAGCTTGAATTAACTTATTTGCAAATGACCTACCCGTTAATTTCTCAAGATGTTGCCTCGCTGCTGAAATAAGATTATCAATAAGGGTATCGTCTGTGGTGTAGTCTATCCTCATCCAATTCTTTGCATCAGTCCTGCTGACTGGCTCTGCAACGGCATCGGCTTGAATAACTACGCTATTTATATATACCATTGGTGTACTTTTTCTTTGAACCAAGTTGAGAACTGATTAAGTGCTTCTCTTGGATCATGTTCTCTTGCCCTTGCTTTTGCTTTTCTTGATGCTGAAGTATAGGCTTTTTCTTCATCAAGTTCAGTAATTCTTCTGACCCATTCCTTAACATCAGTTCGGTTTTTAATGTAAATCCCTGCCTTACCGCAGTTTTCCTTCAAACCATCCGCCTCTGTGCAAATCACAGGGATACCGCTTGACATTGCTTCCGTTGCCGTTCTACCCCAACTCTCATAATCCGATGGCATTAGTAATATTCGTGTCTGTTTATACGTTTCAAGTATATTCGGATTGTTTTTTACATACACCACATTTGGCAGATTTTCGGTTACTTGCTCATCATATGAACCAAGAACACCCATAAACTGTTTATGTGGCATCGCACGGGCAATATCTGCAAAGACCTTCCCTCCTTTGTTTTCGTTTAAGTTGATTAGTGTAATGTAAGTATTCTTTGCAGTGTCAGTATTAGTATCGTAATAACGATAGTCGCAAGGAGGGGTTAATACAAATTTAGGGAAATTGTAATTCAATAGGTCTTTTAACCAAAAAGAATTATAAATTATATGTTGTTTATTCTCTGCATCAATTATCTCTGGGTACGGGTGCGAATTATGAATGAGGTGAAATACTGGTTTCCGATATAGTTTAGCGGTGTGAATTGTCCACCTTGTATAATCCAAATGTGTGAATACCACATCTGACCACCTCATTAGTCCTTCGATTACGTTTGGATTTGGTGGAAATACATCAATACCATCGAAAACGTAGTTATTGGTTATTTTGTAGTGGTTTGCTTGGTGGAGTAAAATTCTTACTTGATGCCCTTCAGATTGTAAGTGTTTTAGTATCCCGTGGAGCATATATTCTGCACCGCAATTGTGCTGTGGAGGGTATAAGTGTATGGATGCAAGTATATTCATAGTTTAATAATTGACATAATACCCATAGTCCAAATTGTGAAATAGACACCTTACACCTTGATACCGATTAAGTACCAATTCATGCGTTAAATCATCTTGATGGTGCGTTTCATGTACATTTCCATTAACCTCACCTTGCTTCATTTTGTAAGGAACGGCAAACATATACTTACATTTAATGCCATTCAATACGTCTTGTGCTTCATTAGGTGTCAAATGCTCCAAGATATCGCCCATGATTACATAATCATACCCTGTGGTATCAAAGTGCCTTATATCGCCTATTATTACGTTATCATAGATATATTTTAAGCCAAATTGCTCAACATACGGCTCATATATCTCAAGGGCATTAATCTTGAACTTATCATTTAGATTCCTACCATACTGCCCTGAACCTGCACCAACATCCAAAATATTCATTCCCACAGGGAAAGTGGATTTCATGTGGTAGTAAAAGTCTTGCTTAAAGTAATCGTAAGAATATGGCATAAAAACAAAAATAGGGGAAGGCTTTGACACCTCCCCCATTATTTAGCAAGAAACAGGATTAGATTGCTCCATAAACTGCGGCTCCAGGTTGGAACTGCAACAATTCGCAACGAGCCTCACAACGGAAAGTGATGAGGTTCTTCTGGAAATCGTCTGAATCGAACTCGGTAGACCTTACAGCCAAACCAGATTGTTGAGCAATGGCAAACTTAGTGCTATCCATTACATAAATCTTGGAGGCAGTTACTAGGCTATGAGGTATAACAGGAACACCTGCAATCCTTACATTACCATTTTGGTCAATTACCATACCTCCAGGAACAGAGTAATCAGAAGGCTTGGTTTTCAGCAAACCTGCCCAACCCGCGTGTGTGGTCAAAGCAATGTTTGCAGTCCAATTCGCAGCACCCAATTGAGCGAGGTAATCGATGAACTTCTCAGCGGTATTTGCACCACTTGAAACACCTGCGGTAGCTGATGCAGCGATAGCATTCAGGTAGTAGGTGTCTTCAGCCTTTTGGAAGTCTTCAATCAAAGACTGCTGCAAGTAAGCCTGAAGGAAAGGCAAATCGTCAATCATCTGACGAGATACCTTGGCGAAACCTGCGATAAATGACAATGATGTATTTACAACAGTTACGTCATAATCAACTTGAGGTTTTGCAGAACCTTCAGTTTGCTTACCGAAAGAACCTTCACCAACAGGAGTGTTACCCCTTGGGAAAGATACTGAACCAGTGCTTACAGGGATGATGTTGAACACACTGCGGAGGTGTGGGTTCACGAATGAACGCAGAGCAGGATTGTCAACATAAGAGGTGTAAACAGAACCAGTCAGGTTGTTTGCAATGGTCATAGTACCAACTGCTTTCATGTCAAGTTCAGCAGCAAAACCTTTACCATCACCACGAACGGCAGTTTTGATATCGTTGTAACCCTTTTCTACAACATTAGCAATCTCGGCTTTGATAGCGTTGATATGCTCTGCGTATGAGGTTGCAACTTTGCTTTCAGTCTTGGCGTTGATTTTACCCAATGCTGCTTTAGCTTCGAGTGCCTCTTTACGAGCCTCTTCCAAAGACTGATTATTTTTTACAAGTTGCTCATTGATTTGCTCAATGCGAGATTCGAAGGCTTTAGCAGCCTTTTCGTTTTCAGCTGTAACGGCAGCTTTTTGCTCCGCCAACTTGGATGCAAGAGCATCCTCAAATTTTTTTAATTCTTCCATTGTTAAATGTTTTTAATGATGTTTATAAATGAGTCCACTGGCACTGTTATCTGTTTTCCCTGCTCTGGCTCTTCTTCAGTAGCCTTCGTGGTACTCATCAACTCAACCGCCTGTGCGAGTTGCCTGACTTTTATAAGACAAAGTTCAATCGTTTCATCAGTGACATCACTATCTCTGATAAACTTCTCAAAATTACGAATAGTATTTTTATATTCGGTAATATCATTTATTGACTTCATATTGACAATTGGAGTTGCTTCATTCGCACCCCATGCGGTTAGTGATGAACCTTCAAAAAGCATAACTTCATGTATCTCATTGGCATCAGCGTTTTTTTGCTCCCTCAATATCCTGAATCCGATAGAATGCTCTTTAATCAAATCTGATTCAACCATCTTAATGAAGTCCTGCCCAAGTTTATGCGTGCCTATCTTACTGCGGTAGTACAAGCCATATCCGTCCTCCTTAAGTTCAATGATTTTTCCGAGTGGCTTACTCGGATCATGGTTCATCAAGTGCTTTACTCTGCCCTTTGCTTCTGGTCCCCAATCTTGGATGGAACGCTTGAACGCTCCTGGCATCATAATGTCACCATCGGAATCAACATTTCCGAATGCGGAGAAATAGCCTGTGACTATACCTTGTTTTGCATCAACATCCTTGATGTCTATACTCTGATGTTTGTAATTGTATATCATACTTTTTTTATTTTTATTATTATCATCCTCTTCAGCAAGATATTCAGCGTATGCCCTTGCTGCGTTCGCCTCGGAGGTAAATACGCATTCACCGTTCCCGATTCTCCAATTTCCGTTTTCGCACCTATAAATCGGCATTATGATATTATTTGAGGTTCATTTAATTTCGGTTTCCTTAATAAACGCCCATTGGGATCACGTTTAGGAATAAACCCTATTGTACAACGGCAGTTAATCGTGAATCCCGCGGGTGCATACAAATCCCCTGGCTGCATTGCCACCACAGGCTCGCCTTTCTTGCCCGTTGAGGTGAACGGTTCTTCAAACGGAACTACTTTACCATCCATTTCGACATGATCGAACTCATCAGCAGGAATTCTTCTCGTTCTTGCATCCCTTGCCGATATCCATTCTTTATCTACGTAAAATCCATGCGCTTCCGCTCCCTTCATTGCTCCGATGTTCGATGACCTCATCACCTCCGTTCTAACAATCCTTCTTGCCCTCATTGCTGAATATGCGAGGTTATCATCGGATAAAATCAGCTTTACAATCTCATCAACGCCTAACCCCTCTTCAACGCCTTTGGTCACAATATCATTCAGCTTCTTTTTGGTGGTAGCAGTTATATCAGCCACCAATACAAACCCCTGCTTCAGCAGAAATTCAGCCACCGCATCAGTCCACTCACGATTGAATCCGAATGTTTCCGCCTTTTGCGCTTCAATCCTCAATGCACGATAAACACTATTGCCAAATAGCAATACCGCCTCTTTGTACATTGATTCAAATATCTTAAGCATCTCCTTTTCCCACAAATCAAGCGCAAGGCGTGAACGTGCAGCATCAATACCGATGACTTCAATATCACGTGCGAACCGCTTGAAGGTATTCCAAACAGATTGCTGAACCTGATCAAAATACTTTTTATCAAGCCCTGCCCGTAGCCTCTCCGTTTTCATCCAGTAATCCTTCCGCTGCTTTGCGTTCATTTTCTAACTTTAGTTTATACGCTTCCCTCAATGCATTCATCATCCTCTTTTCTATCAAGCAGTTGCGTTCTGCTTGTGTCTTTGGGTATTTCTCATACACCATCTCCATTATTGTCATTTGGTACAGTTAAGTCCATCATAGACATTTCAAGTGGCATCATACCACTGCCAACATAAGACGATGCATAAGCACCACCCTTTTCCTCATAACCCATGGCAGTCCTCTTCTCATCAAATGTCAGCCAATCAGCCTGTTTTAACTGACCTACCATCTTCTCCATGTCGCTTTGAAGTTCTGGCAATGCAGATATATCGTAGTCAATATAAACGTTTTCACCGAAACGAGGAACAAGCCAAGCATTCAACTCATCTCTCAACTCCGCACAAAGTGGTGCAATGGTGTTTGTGATGAGGTCACGCATACCATTGGTATAGTTGTTATATGATGAGGTATCAGTATCAAACAACACAATAGGCATACCAAATACCCTACACCATTGGTGAAGTGTCATTTGTAAAGTTTTTACAAGTTCCATGTCAACAGATGACAAGCCAAAGTTTAGGTAGTTGTAAGGATACTGCATCACTCCAATTGATCCTTTGTTGTCAGTGCCGTTAATCCGCTCATTGATGGCACGTTGAATCATTGATGCCTGTTCAGGAGTCATTTGTGGCACATTGTTATTAACCACTTCTGGTACCAATGCACCCTTCGCACCACCGTTTTGTGTCATCTTCGCAGACGCATCGGCTGCGTTGTTTGACATACGGAGTAGTTTCCACGCTGAACGAAGTGGGGAAACGCCTCTAAGGTGCGAACGAGTTACATCGTTAAAGTCAGGATTCCAAGACTTCCAATGACATACATTTGCCTTTGGGATGTTGATACCTTGAGCCACCATTAGCTTATATCCCAATAAGCCGTAAAGGTCGTTTGGATCAGGGTAAATCTCAAGGAATTGTGTCGGCAGAACGTTGAGTTCTACAAATTTTCCATTCTCAATATTGCCATCGTTTCCGTAGATATTACCTTCTCCGCTTAATATGCGATATCCAAATAAGTTCTGAAAGAATTGGTCTTGTGCTTGTTGCGGATTGGGTTTCTCAAGTAACTTAGCCAACGGAGTTCCCGTTACCATATTCTCCTCATAGGCGTTTTTCCGCTCCATCAAGGCACGTTCAAAGGCTCCTTTGTTGTGGAGACCTTTTGATAGTTGCTTGTATCTTTCGAGTGATGTCTTCGCCTTCTCCCCTGGCTTCATCTTGTAAACGTACCAAGGTATTGAACCCGCTTTCCTTGCAAGGAAGGTAACGATGGAATAGACATCGGAGTTACCCATATAGCCATCATCAACGTAAGCCTGTTGGTAATACGGCTGAAGTACAACACCATTAACGGCTTGAACTTCCCTTTGCGCTCCTATATTTGGATTCAGTCCTTTTCTCTTGAATATATCTAAAATACCCATATTGTTAAATTATACCCCAAGTCAGTTGGGGTGCGTTTAATTTCGTGTATATGCAATAACGTGCTGCATCGCAAATATGATCGTTGAACTTCACAGGCTCATCCAATCTCTTTCCGTTCTTGTCTGTCTTCCACTTGTAGTTTTTAAGTTCCTTGATAAGATTGGCGGAAGTATCAAGCACAAAGAAAGGCAAAGATTTTATCTTTTGGATACCCACAAATACATCTTTGTTGGATGGCTTGGCATTAAACCCATTACGGATAAGTTCTTCAATCGTTTTCGGCTCGGCTGAATCGCAGAATATTTCATCATAAGGTGAAATACCCATCTGTTTAATCCGCTCTACAAGGTCGTTTGTAGTCAGCTTCGTTTCATATAGCATCTCCTCTGCGTAAATCGCACCATCGTGAAAAACCACCTTAACCATTGCAGATGGGTTATTAAATCCAAAGTCCAACCCGTAAACTGTTTCCCCTTCAGGCATCTTGTTCACTGGTACCCAATGCGTGTACACTGTATCATTCTGATTTCCCTTCTGCCCTAATCCGTAGACAAGCCAGTAATTCTCATCAGCATCTTTTAAACGTTCTATCTCTGCAACAAGTTCCTTCGGCAGGAACGGATTGTCTTTGTAAGTGGTGATGTAGAAATCAGCATCATCACGAGGTATTACTTTATCGAAAACCCAGTGATATTCGTCTGAAGGGTTATAGTCTAGAACAATCTTGCCTTCAGTACGCATAGTCAACTGCACCCATGCCTCATACGACATTTCAGTACACTCGTTCATAAAGAGATATGTTCTCTTCCTACCCCGTATTTTATGAGGTTGATCCACGGAAACGAATTCAACCAGATTGCCATTTAGGTTATAAGTCTGCTCGGTCTTGTTGTGGTTTGACTCATCGTAAATCCCCATTTTCAGCAGAATCTCGATGAAATCACGTAGCACCGAACCCTTGATGCTCGGTAATGACTGCCTCACAATTGAGAGCGTTTTACCCCGTTCTTGGAGCAGTTTGATTATAAACCACAGAATTATGTTGTACGTTTTACCGCTACGAGATCCGCCCTGCATCACAGTGATACGGGTAGACGAATCCTTTAGGATTTCAAATACTCTACTTGTTTGTATTTTCAGCGGTTGCCCCATTGATGATTTCTACGGTGAATGCTCCAAGTTTATCTCCATCAGCTCCAGTCAGTTCCTGTCGTTCAATGTAACCTCTGTCTTTTAACTGTGTCTTACTTGCAAAGATTATTGCAGCCGTATCCCCTTCACGGATTTTACGCATTAGTGCCGTTTCAATAAAGTCCTTTTTAATCTCCTTTGGTTCTACCGCTTCGAGTTTAGCCAAGAATTTAGGATCATCTTTTACCCACTTGTAATATGCAGAACGTGTCACGCCAACCGCCTCAACGGATTGAGTAACATTGCCAAAGTTATTCTGATAGGCTTTTATGAAAGCCTCTTTTTTGATATCTATGTCAACTATAGTTTTTTTACCCATCATTACCAGTTTTCATCTGTATTGCGTGCATATCGTGTGTGAAGCCTTTTGAGTCCACTTCTTGCCTCTCAAATATCCTCAGCTTTATCCAACCTTCATCTGACTGCAAAGTGTCTAAATACGCCTTAAAATCATCCACAAAGACATTCAGCATTATGCTATTGTCTTTTGTATTATGCCGTATGTAAAAACCTTTCTTTGCCATTTAAACAAAATTAATCAGATTTAGATATTTATGGCGAAATATTTTTTTTACACCACATTTACACCATTTACACCACATTTACACCATGTTAGTGTAAAAGGAAAACCAATGTGGTACTGGGTTTCAGCGTTATTTACACCATTTACACCATTTTTGTATATAATATATATATATATAAATATATATTAATAGAGATTTTAGTGTAAATGGTGTAAAAGTGGCTCAAACTCAATGTGGGACTGCGTTTGCTTTTACACCAAATAGGTGTAAACTTAGTGTAAATGGTGTAAAACTTTGTCATTTATGGCACTATTTTGCTGAATTTACCCCTTCCTTCTTGTTTAAACATACTTGCGAAATCCTTTTTCTTCATGGTAATTTCAAACTTACGTTCTGGTAAATTATTCATTTTACAAATCTCTTTTGCTTGCTTAGATGTAAACTCATCAGGAAGTAGATCATAAAGTTTCTGAGATTCCTTACTTAACCCAGTATTAATTTCATTAATCAATCCACCAATAATTCTAATTGTGTTCTCAGCATAGTATCTGTACAATCTGTATGCGTTGTGTACTGTTTTTTCATCAATTACAGGATTTACGATATCATACATTATTGCTAATACTTGGCAAAGTCTTGGAAGGTATGCAGACATTTTGGCTTCAGTACCCATAATAAATCCTTCTGCTTTGTTTTTTATACGAGTGTTTGCTTCACCTTTTATTTGTTTATTGTAATGCCTAAAAGCATTTTTCCCTTCTTCAGTTATCCTAATCCTTTGCTTTACTAATACATCGTTATTGTATTGATAACCAATGGAATACAAGTCTTCAACTATCTGAACCCACTCACTACACATCTCTTTTTTCTGGCTAAATGGGTCTTCATCAATATTTAATAAAATGTAATCAGAATCAACCATTAGAAACCTTGATGCAAACCCGCTTTCAAGTCTATCATCCGTAAATATATTTTTTAATCGGCTTGGTTGAGTACCCATCAAAAGGTTTAAATTTAAATTTGGGACTACCCTTTCAAGTGTCTCATCAGCACGTATTTGGGTAATCCTGCCACCAGAAAAGGCCTGAGTAAAAAATGATATTGAATCATTGCTTTTCTTATAACCTCCTGCGTTTAATATAGTTTCTGCTTCATCTTGGTACACACCCATCCCATTTTTTTGGTGCATAGATTTATTTATGTACCCTTCAGTAGTACCATCTACAATTATTGGAATGTATCTTTTTGGTCTTGGCTCATCAAAAGATTGTTTGTCTTTTTGTGATTTAGACTTTTTTAGTGTCCATTCCTTCAATTCTTCGTTGAATCGTTTATCTCCTTCTTCTTGTATTCTTTTTAATGGTGTTTCACACATTACTTTATAAGCAGGTGTTTTACCAACTGAAACAGGTGCAATCATAAGGCAGAAAAGTATGTTTTTACCATCACCATTAAAATCTGAAAAATATCTATCTCCTGCAAGGCTGCTTATTGTCCAAAGTCCTGCCGTGGCTACAAATTGAGGTGCGAGTGATCTTGCCTCTGAAACTTCAAGGATTGATTTTGCAATAACATTAGGGAATACATCTAATGGAAATTTTATTTCATTTCCCACTATTGGTAATTCTTCGCCTTGAGCATCAAGTATCATTTTACATACTTCAACAGTGGCATCCCAGTCTCTATCATTCTTATAAAATAATATAAACGATGGTGGTAAAGACCATATTTCATATTCTTCTTTGTCGTGCCACGATGGGTATTCTGGCATAGATGCCGTGAATAGCATCATTCTTTTGCTCTTATAATAAACCTTGGCAGAATACAAAGCCTCTGACCCTTTACGCCTAAATGCAACAAAAGAATCTTTCTGCTTGTACCTAAAATCATATACTTGCTCAAGTCCAATCTCATTTAATATCTGCGTAAAATTCTCATCAGATAGAACTTTATCGAATTTCATCAGAACATCTTGATGCTCTATTGGGTAATTTACCGCCTTCTTATTTGGGTCGTATTTAGGCTTATACTCATTGAAAAGCTGACTTGTCTCAACTAAGTATTGATATTCTTTTGATGTCAAGTATCCAACATCCTCCATTGATTGATGGTAAAGAGAATAACCAGGTGTTGGATAGGTGTAAATAAGTTTACGTTTGCAGTAAACTGCAATTACTTCAGCACCTTCCTCAGATTTCGCTATGCCTGTTTTATGTGTTAGTCCTGTATACTTAAACCAAACGTGGTAGCCTTTATTTCGTGTTTCTTCAATGTATAATTTATTATACACATCAGACATTGTATTTATTACAATTGCCTTCCATTGGTTGAAAATGTCCTTATTTTGGGTATTCTTTAGATCAAAGTCAAGACATCCGTAGTCATCATCAATCCTCACCATTAAGCCGTTATGCGTATTATGTAGTGGGAATAGTTCTTTTGCCGTCTCCCATCCTACTGGGTGGTAAGTTGATTTCTTATCTGCATCCCAATTAACACCAATGGGGAATAATCCTAATTCTGCGTAATCATTATAATATTGTTCTATCATGGGGTGGTAAAGTTAATGGTTATGAATTTGTGAATGACAAGCATTGCAAACTGATACCAATTCAAATAGTGGTTCATTTGTCAAATTACGATAACTTAAATGATGTACTGCTTGTGCAGGGGCAGATAAACACGCTTGGCAAATGTTATTATCTCTTTTCCTGACCATTGCAGCTTTCTGCCTCCACTTTTCAGATTTTATATATGTATCATAAATTGCTTTCCATTCGAGTTTTTCTCGTCTTGCTCTTTCATTTGTAAAATCATTAATTAACTGATAATATATATGATTTACACGTTCATGAATATTTAAATATTCTTCGTTTTTCTCTTTTGTAATAAATTGTAAAGTATGGTAATCTTCACCTTTTGCCATAACCCTACCTTGAACTTTTTTGCAATTTTTACAAGCAAGTCTTCTTGTCCATGATCCATTAGACTGCTCAACTCTTACATGAACTAATTCTTGTTTTTTACAACATGAACTATCACCATGTGTTTTACCTCTATTCCCACAATCATAACACCCAAAAAACTGAATAAATTCAACATCTTGTAAAATGATGTTTCTGCTTCCGCATTTATTACATACTTGCATAAAATAAAAAACCTCAAAAAGGCACGGGGGAAACAAGTTTGTTCTTACAAACTTCCGCACCTCTTTGAGGTAAATCGTTATTATTCTACGTTGGTTTCCCGACAACGTATTTTCACAAATTTACAACTTTATCATAAAGTTCCAAAAACTCCTCCGCAGTCCTTATGAATTCATAAATACCACCTGATTTACGTTCCCTTTCCTGCTCTTGTAATTGTTCGGGTCTTGCTCGGTCTGAGCCTACCTTTATTTCAATCATGACTGATCTACCTTTAATTGTAGCTGAAATATCTGCCGTTCCCTTCCTCGTACTTGAAGGAATCCATTTACCCTTTACAATCCTGCCTTGCACGTTGACCCTTGTGGCTCTATGACCTTTCCAGAATAGGAAATTAGTTATGTACTTGGTTAAACCATTTGCCTTGGTGATAGTCGGCATCGGAGGTGGTGAATAGAATCCGTCTTTGAAGGCAGCAGGATATTGTTCTTTGAACCATTCGTGATGTGCTTCGTTGTATCGGAGTTTGCTCATGAGTTTAAGTTTTAAAAACCCCCAATGTAGAAACATCGGGGTAAATCACAGATTGAACATTCTAAAATGGTAATGGGTCAATTGCTTGAGCCGTAGGTGTATTATTGGACTTTTCAACGGGTTTAAGGTTTCCAATGTAGACTTTTTTAGTCTTCGCCTCCCTTTCTTCCTTGGATTGACGGATGGAGATGCTTCCAGTATTTCCGTAGTTATCAGCCTGGTCATTCATCCAAATGTCTACTGAAAGGTAGAGTTTGCCGTTCTTTGCTTGTGTTAATTTGCTCTTGTCGATGTCTGAAACGCAGATGCTGCCTGTGTAAAGTGTACTCATTGTATTTGTTTTAATAAATTTCTTTTGGAACTCCGAAACGTTGAATCTGATCTTCCCACCAAGAATGGTCTTTGGGTATCATCTTTTTCTCAACCCTTGCATTTTTGGGGTCAATTCTGATAATCATACCCAAATCACTCATAGTTGCTGCCATGTAGCCGTTAACTTGCCTATCATAACTGAAATAGGGTACTGAATTGCGTAAAGGTACTTCCGATACCTTCAAATCTAAAACTATTTTACCAGTCCTTACCATGTCAACACGCCCTTTGTACGGCATTATTAAGCCACCATATTCAAAGTCAGCAGATACTGATAGTTCTGTATCAAGGAATGGCAATAATGCTCCTAATTCGGCTCTAACTGCGTTAGCAAGTGGGATAACTATTTCCCTATTCTCATGGTTGTAGGCTTCAGGCTCTAATAGGTAATTATGCACGGCAGTACCCAATCGCATCTTTTCCGATGGCTTGAATGATGCTGATTTGGTTATACCCGAATAACTATAACCCGTCATTGTATTATACGCTTCGAAGTTATTCCGATAGTACTGGATGTTACTTACTTGCATACCTCTTCCATTTGTAGGTTATGCAATTCCGCTCCAGACTTCGCCAAGGCTTCAGCCATTTGAGCGAGTGTTAACTTACTCCAAGACTTTACACGTAACTTTTCAATAGGAAATATACGTATGAAATTTACAATTACCGCCTTTGCCCATGCTTCTGATTCGACTACAATGATTTTAACCTCACGTTTAATGCGTGGCGTTTCAAGTGTAATGGTCTCCGCTTGAGCAATAAGTGTATTTGTAGCCGTTTCAATAGCTATTTCTTGAGCGATTTCAGCCTCTCTTTCCGCTGCCTGTTTTTCAAGTGCCTTAATGGCTGCCTCTGCATTGGCTAAATCCATTTCGTAGTTAATCCATTTCTTCTCAGCCTCGGATTGATAGCGCATCAGGTCAAGCTTCGGATCATACTTCTCGATGGATTGATAAATCTCCATTGCCCTCTCATCTGATACGTGTGTACGCTGAAATTTAGCCATTTCAGGCAGTTCAAACAATGAAAGGATGTGTTTCATGTCCGCAACCATTGCGGGTATTTTATCCACTGCAATGCGGTCACGGAGGCAATTCCGATAGGATGCGTCAATAGCCTTTTCGTAGTTTAGCCTGTTTTCAGCAGCTATCTGGAAATACTCATTGGTTATATGCGCCCGAAGTGCCGATTCCTCATTAATAATTGCCTGTGCTTTTAATGTCTCCTCTTCTTGTTTCTTCCTCATTTCCAATTCCACCACGGCAGCAGCATTGATGACATTCTGCATCCGTTTCTCATATTCCATTGCAGGATTAATCAGTTTGTCAGTAATCATTCCTGTGAATGCCATACGTTTCTCTTTGGCTCCTGTCATGATGGATTTAGCGGATTTGAGATTCTCGGTGGTTACCTCTTCAAGGGAGGACTGAACCTGAAGTTCAGCCCGTTGTAGTTCATCGAATAGGCTATTTTTCATGTCTGCCATGCGCAGCCATCCATTTTGTTGTGTTGTCAGTTCCATAAGTGATTTATTATGACTGCCCATATTGCAGAGGTGAATAATGTGATAAGAATCCAAACTAAACGGAATTTCCAGCGTTTCATAATATCAAGTTATTGGAATTAGCTGACTCAAGTTCCGCCCGTTGGTCAGGTGTCATCTCTACATTATCTAATGCCCAATCGTAGTTTTTGCCCGATTTCACAGATTCAATGAGTTTTGACCATTGTTCCTCATCAAGGATGCGCTTGGGTGTCTGAATCGGATGCTCTGGCTCTTGCATTTCTTCAGGTACGTAAACTGGGCCTTCATAGATATCTGGACAGTACCACCTAACTCCGTTTGACATAGCACGTGCAAAAAGCATATTCCGTGGGAATCTGTCAAGGTTCTTTGTTCCTGCTTTCTTGGCATCTTCGATGGTGAACGTAGATACCCCTATTGTTTGACCATTCTCGGTAAATTCCACAGTGCAGATGGTGTCTGACATTTCTTGCACTCGGTAATTGTACTTCCCACTCGCCTTGACACGTGATGCCATAAGTCCTGCTCCTATGGTGGGTTTGCCTTGGATGATATGGATTCCACTCATGGCTTGGAATGGACTGATGCCCATTTCGGCTCCTGCCATGATTTTAACGACTGCTTGGGCAGCGGATTTGATGTCTGCGAACATACCAGATTTGTGGAATGTTTCGCCTAAAGTGACTGCATCGGTAGCTTTAATGAGTTCCTGTTTCATTGCTGCTTGGTTTAGTTGTTTAATAATGTACGTACTGCCTTGGTGAGGTTTCCGTATTTTTCGTTTACGATTCTCTTTTCATCAGCGGTGAGGTAAGCCGTTACGATTAACTTACGCTGATCTTCAGAGAGTTTCTTCCTACCTGGCTTCTGTCTTTGTTTTTCTTCCATGTGTTTAATTGTTTGGTGAATTGCAAAAGTAAGTAAAAAAAATATATAAAAAATATTTTTTTATTTCACAATAAGGTTATACATTTGAATCTCAAACACAGAAACATGAACAACTACATCGCATCATTTATCAAGAACGAAGGCATCGCAGACAGCATTAGCATTGTAGCAAAATCGCTTAAAGAGGCTAAAGATTATGCACAGGCTTTTAAATCACGTAACAACATTAAAGGAATTACTAAAGTATCAAGAGCATGGAACTAACAAAATCCGAAATTATTACGCTTACCGTTATTCTTGACAATAAGATCAAGGAATGGGCGCAATTAGTTTACAACTTCCCTGAATTGCATGAGCATTTCAATGTGACCGAACTCCAAACCATTAAAACCAAAATCAATGAAAGAACTGAAACAATTTTACGCTGAAAACCGCACTGCAATTATTGTACTTATTGTATTAATCGGATTGATTATCATCGGACATATTCAGTCCACAACACCTGAAATGAGATGATGTCACCTTATATAATCCCAGGAATCCGATTTGTTGGTAAGATATTGACACCTGAATATATCACTCAACGTATTTTAGACCACTTCGAAACGGATATAATTGAAGTTCGCAGGAGGTCAAGAAAACGCACAGTTGTAACGATTAGGGCGATTTTATGCCATTATTTGTACAAGAAATGCAATTGGACACTTCAAGACATTGCCGATTTCCTCAGACCTGCGATATCAAACCATACCACTGTGATTCATGCAATCAGATTCGTTGATGATCAGCTATCCTTGGAGAATGACAATGAGATTATTCAGCATATTAAAAACATTGGATTATGAAAATAATTAAAACACTATGGATTAAGTGCCGTTCTTGTAGGAAATACTACACCATTACGGCAGTTGGTAAAACATCATCTTTGTGTCCTCACTGTTTAAAACTTAACTTAAAATGACACCAGAACAAAAAGAAACCTACAACAAAATTGATAGATTTGGAGAATTCGCAGAGGAAATCAGAAATGAAATTTTACATAGAATTAAAACGGTTGTAGAGACCGACCCTGATTTTGCTGATGATGAATATGATTTAATAAAGCAAACAGAAATTGAATTTCTCGAAAGATTAAGCAACTGGTTTAATTACAGTGGTAAAATTGATTTCATAAAAGAAGAACTTTACAAATTTGATAAATTAAGAAGTAATGAAAGTATGCCGTAATTGTAAAAAAGAAAAACCCCTCAAAGACTTCACAAAGCACCATGAATGTAACGATGGTTACACGAATACTTGTAAAGAATGTACTAAATTACAAGTAAAGAAAAGGGAGAATAAGAAGAAAATCATTGGATTAGACACCTCTTTATACTTACCAATATGACACCAAAACAACAAGCCGAAAAGATATTCACCTACATGAATCTCGATTTCATAGCATCTGAAGGGGCTATCTGCCTACTATATCAGCACTGCGAAGACAAGGAATACTGGGAGGAAGTTTGGGAGGCATTAATAGACACAAGAGGTGAACATTGGCAGAAACTCGAATTTCATCATAATCGGAAGGATTATATTAATGCGTGTACGTTATGAGGCACGGGTCGCTTTTCAGCGGAATCGGAGGATTTGACCTGGCAGCAGAGTGGATGGGATGGGAAAATGTTTTCCATTGTGAGTGGAACAAATTCGGACAGCAAGTATTAAAATATTATTGGCCTAAAGCAATTAGTTATGAAGACATTACCAAAACAGACTTCACTATTCACAGAGGAAGAATCGACATCCTCACGGGTGGTTTTCCTTGTCAACCGTACAGTTCAGCAGGAAAACGACTTGGCAAGGAAGATGAGAGACATCTCTGGCCGCAAATGCTTAGAGCAATTAAAGAAATTCAACCACGTTGGATCGTGGGAGAAAACGTTCTTGGAATTACTAATTGGAATGGAGGGTTGGTCTTCGAGGAGATCCAAGTTGACTTGGAAAATCAAGGGTACAAAGTACAAGCGTATGTACTACCAGCTGTTTCCGTCAACGCTCCACACCGCAGAGACAGAGTTTGGTTTGTTGCCCACTCCACTCGCGCAAGCGAGAGAGCAAACCAACTTCCAGGCTTACGATGCAAGGAAGGAGAGACACGCAGAGAAGGGAGTAAGCCTACAAATGAGTCTCAGGCAAATGGCAATGATGCCAACACCGACAGCACGATGTTGGAACACGGGGACGGAGAAGGAGAGACCGGAGGACGAGCCAACAAGAAGATCCGAACTGAACCATTTGATAGCCCAGGAGACTGGACAGCCTTCCCAACTGTCTCCCCACTTCGTATGCGAGATGATGGGGTTTCCAGTAAATTACTTAGATTTGTGGTAAATGAATTGTATGATAAAATTAGCAACACAAGCGAAGAAAACAGAATACAAAATTTGCAAGAAGTGTGGCAAAGTGTTCAATCGGAGGAGATTTGGGAACAGGTTAGAGGACTTTACTCGTTGGAATCAAAGGATGTATTGCTCCAAACAATGCAATTATATTCGCCCGAAAGGGCAAAGCAAAGGGAATTATCACCTTTTAGCGAGGAACTATGTCAACCAATCTTGCAACATTTGTCAAAGTACAAAGAATTTAGATGTTCACCACAAGGACAGGAATTGGAAAAACAACGATTTGAGCAATTTGGAGACTCTTTGTCATTCTTGCCACATGAAATTGCATTGGCGGCAAGGAGATTTGAAGCCGCAATATCAAAATTTGAATCGTGGCACAGAAAAGAATCAATCAAAGCAGGAGGTAACGCAATAGTTCCTCAAGTAGTTTACCAAATATTTAAAACGATTGAACAATATGAAAACCTGCCCAATTTGTAAAATAGCCAAGCCATTCACCGACTTCCACAAGGATGTGCAGAAAAAAGACGGATTGCGGTTATACTGCAAAAAATGTCGGAATGCGAGGCAATTGGAAATCAAAAAGGCGAGGTTGATGGGGAGGGAGATAGTATTGAAAAGGATATCTAAAAACAAATAACATTATGAGTATTATAGAAGAATTTAGAAATAACGTTTTTTGTAGAAGAAAATCAAATCAGATAAAAGCTAACAAACTATGGTTAAAAGTTAGCGGTAATTTAAGTAATAGTGATAAGACACTATTTGAGATTGAATGGTCACACTATATGATTGGCGAATTAGAACCAAATGAATTTTCATTTTACTTTACTAATCATGTTAAAAAATACTTTAATTAAAAACAAATAACTTATGTCAGGGGGAAGATTTGATTACGACCAGTATAAGATTGGACTTATTGCTGAATCCATTGAAAAAGAAATTAATGACAATGAATTTTCTGAAGAAGTAATAGAGCGTTTTAAATTAGGTATAATATATCTAAAAATAGCACAGGTGTATGCCCAAAGAATTGATTGGTTTTTGTCGTATGATGATAGCGAGGAAACCTTCTTTGAAAGGCTTGATGAAGAATTAAAACCTTTAATCATATCGTTAAGGTCAACAAAATGATGAACTATTCGGAAATTCCGAATAATTAAAAACAAATAACATGGGAAAATTAGAATACAACAATGAAAAATCTAGACTTGGTATAATAGAAAATTCACCAAGTGACAAACTTGACATTCGAGGACAACAAACAGCAGTAAGTTGGTTGATTGAATTAATTGAAGACCATTGCATTAGAATAGATGAAAAAATTATCGAAAAAGCCAAAGAAATGGAGAAGGAGCAGATAATAACTGCAATGATGAATACATTTCATCAAGAAAATACATTGCCATACGGGATGGAATATCTTCACAAGCGTAATGAAAAGCTTGAGGGTTGTGAAAATTACTACAACGAAACCTATAACAAATGAAAACAGCAATGCAGCAAATGTTAGATGAGTTAATGGCTCATGAGTACACAATACCACTTGAATTGATAGTAAAGTGCAAAAAGTTGATTGAGGTGGAGAAGGAGCAGGTTAACCCATTAGTAAATGCTTTAAATGATATTAAAAATTGGGATGAAATCTTAGAAGATTTGTGGGAAGACCCCGGTTATCGAGCAATAGCAGCATTAAAAATTTACAAAGAAAAATACACCAATGGACTTTGAAACAATACCCACCGATGACCCGATAGTGTCTGCAGTCATCCGCAAAATGTACCAACGCAGTCAGGTTGGTATTAAGAAGTACGGCACGACAATGGAGCGAGATGACCTATCATTCACGGATTGGTTGACGCATCTGCAAGAAGAGTTGATGGATAGTATTATTTACATTGAAAAATTGAAACAATGTACACCTACAAAGCAAAACTAAACCGTGTCGTAGACGGTGACACAGTAAACCTGACCATTGATCTTGGATTCAGACTGACCTACACCGCTAATTGCCGTCTGGCAGGGATTAATGCGCCTGAGATGAATACTGAGGAAGGAAAAGTCTCCAAGGTGGCACTCATGCAGATGCTGCCACCAGAGTTCACAATCGAATCCACAGGATTGGATAAATACGGCAGACCAATAGTCAAAATTGGCAATATAAACGACAAAATGATACAAGATGGATATGCGAAGAGTTACGATAACAAGTAATGTAAAATACTACTTGGATGCGAAAATGACCAGGTATAATGTCTTATGGAGGTATAAAAACAAGCTACAATTCCAATATAGCGACCAGTGGCTTGATGCGGAGCATTTCGATATTTACTATCCGAAAGTAGAATTCCGCAGATACCCTGAAAATCCTAATAGGGGATATATTTTGTAGTCTTACCCGATTTTACAGCCTTTAAAACTTGTTTACGATTTCCTGCTCCAACATAGGAAACATGAACCCAGTCAGGATTAAGTGAATCACCGAATTCCCAAATAAGTTGGTCAAAATCCAAACCAAGGATACACTCGAATACCATGCGATTGGATACATAACCACTCCCATCCATATCAATATCCATTGCTTGACCTTTGCAATGTTGAGAGTTTTTAGAGCCTTTTATAGCCTTATTTAGAGCCTCGGAGCGGTAACCTGATGAAACATAAATAGGAGCATCAAAGTGCTTTCTAATAGGCTCAAATATGTTTTGAGCAAGTATCTTCATATTGTCAAGATGCTCCGATGTTGGCTGATTGCTAATTCCTAAACGTTTAGCTGAATCAGACCGAATCATTTCGGCTAAAGTAAGGTGTTCAGATAGTTTCATTTTAACTTAAATAACAATAAAAAAAACATCAACGCCCCACCACCAATAAGGTAAATCATCTTCCGCAATCCTTTCATGTCCTTTAAAGCTGAATCCCGAAGATTTACCGCATCATTTAATTGTCTGCGTAATACTTGTACCTGGGCAGAATCTACCACCACGGATTTAATACTATCACGAATAGTCCGAACCTTTGTAATGGTTTCAAACTTTGTCTCCCAAAAGTAAGTGGTATCATTAATTACGGCAGTATCCACGTACACCATTGTAGTCGTATCATGTACCTCTAAAGTATCTGTATTATACACAAATGTGGTATCATTTAAACAATACCCTCTTTTTATGACCTCATCAGC